CTAACTCACTAAATTATCAATTATGGTGCTATCACCTACGACACCGAGAGAAAATTTATAATGTCAAAAGTAAATGTTTTGATTTTTTCAGCAATTGTTGGCTTTGGTTTTACTGCCGGAGTGCAGATTTATATTACGTGGGAAAAAATCATCAACTACGCATGGAGTTGTTTTATTAAGTGAGGTAAGTATGTGGAGAGGTAATAATCATGGCAAAAGCCAGATGATACTTACCGAATATAAGCTAGACCACAAAACCAATAAATCACGCTCAGTATATTTGCTCCGGCACAATAGCCGCGTAAGAAATACCGTGCTGGAACAAAATCTGACAGTTGAAATGGATAATTGCGGGGGATTCAAGCCAACAATTTCGCTTGATGATTTTCCTCGTGGTTTAAGCGAAAGAGAAGCAATGCTGAAATTAGCAGAATGGCTACAAAGATTAAGCATTGCTATTGAAGATAACTGGTCTGAACCTTAAATTTATATGATGACACTAAAACATTTTCTTGACCGCCCATTATGGGCGGCAGCCGCAGGCTATGACTTTAATTATATGGATTGCATGTCTTATACTGCCAATGCATACGACCATTCGTTCATCCTGCTGTTTAATTCTTTAAGAATATTGCCGGAAACAGAAGTTGGAGAGCTTCATTTATGGCTATTGGGCTTTATCGCGGCTGTCGTTGGTATTGCTGTATGGCCTTTTATTTTCTGGCTGGTGGCTGTTGTAGTGTGGTTTAAGTGCAAGACATACCGGAAAAAGTATTTCTTAGGTGATGGAATGACTGATATTGCCAAAATGAACATTGAAGAATGGACTAAGGAATGTGAAAAGAAATGGCGCAAAAAGAAATGACCAGAATCACTGAAGAGCGCATATCAGAGATTATTTCCCGTATCGAAATGTATGGTCACGGTGCTGGATATACGGCAGATGAAGTATTGGAAATAGCCCAGCAGATGCTGGCCTTGAGACAAAAAGAGCAACATGAAAGTAATACGTGTAGATTGAATTTTGAGCATTGGCTGGAACAGCAACGCGGAAAAATCGATGTGGACTGTGGTTGTGTGTCCACTGAAACATTCATGCACTGGCTGCGGGTAGCTTACGAGGCTGGCAACTATCCGGATATTCCGGATAGTTCGGTGCCAGCGCCAGGAAAGGGCGTCACCGGTGAACGTATCCGCATTAAGCCGCATGTTTATCGCGAACTGGTTAACCGTCTCCACGATACAGCGATCAAGTGTGCTGGCACCCAGCAATTACGAGAAAGAATTAGCCGTGTTTTGGGCGACGTTATTACACCAGATCATCATAAACAAGCCGAGAAAAGTGACCTGGAAAGGTGTCACCTTGAGGCGGCATTAAACATTAAGGCGGGGCATACGCTTGGCATTATTGATGCACTATTGGTTCATAAGATGGCCAGGGCTTTATTGCCGCTGGTGGCTGAAAAGCATGAGGTGGACCATGCCAACGAAAGCTGAATTACAGGTGCGCGTAGATGAGCTGAAAAAGAGAACGCGAGCCTCAAAAAAATGCTGTCGCGGGCGGAAAGGGAATTATCAGGCAAATTATTGCCAGAAGAACTGCCACCAGCAGATATACTAGATCGAGTGTCCCAGTGGATGAAGTCTTTTGGTTTACCGTGGGAGGCTTTTTGGTGCTACGACCATCGCAGATGGTGTGATGAACTTGATAGCAATTTTCCCTACTTTGCGGAAGGGAACACCTGCCCTCAATGCAGGGGATAGCATTTGACGAAATCGATCACCCTATCCTGAACTTCAGAAAGAAGGTCTTTTTCACGCGCCAGGACGTCAGGATATTGACGTTCTGGCCTTACCAGATGCCGGAGCTTCCCATTAAGCAGAATGGCCTCAGAAAACACTTTTACGCTGTGCTTTATCCCCTCTGTTTCACTTTTCAGCGTCAAAATAAAGCGCAATTGCTTATTAGCCTGATTCGGATTCAATACACGAATTTGCAGTTCGTCTATGCTGTTTCGCAATGGGATTGATGCCACCACACTGGTGCAGTCTCTGATTGTCTGAATTGAACGGCTAACATTGAGAACGTTATTGTGCATGTGCCTGATCCACTAACTCCTGGAGGTTTCTTGTGTCAGATCGAAATATAGCAGCTAAAAGCCAGGAAGAGCGAGACAAGGTGAACGTAGACCTTACCGCCAGCGGCGTTGCTTACAAAGAACGGCTGAATATACCTGTGATTGCAGAGCAGGTGGCCCGTGAGCAACCGGAAAACCTGCGCGCCTATTTCATGGAACGGCTACGGCACTACCGGCAGTTAAGCCTCCAGTTGCCAAAAGGGAGCGATCCGGTGTATCAGAACGAGGATGCACCAAAAAAATAACGGCAAGATGGGGGAGAAATGTGATTAGCCCCCAGCGTGGCGCGCCTACAAACCCCGCTTTCACAAACTATGCCTTTTCAATGTATACTGTATGAATAAACAGTATCATTGAGGTAAAACGCTATGGGCTTCCCTTCTCCTGCGGCGGATTATGTTGAAAGCCGAATTTCTCTTGATCAGCAGATAATTAGACATCCATCAGCAACCTACTTCATGCGGGCAGCTGATAGCCATCACCGTGAGGGAATATTGCAGGGTGCTTTGCTGGTGGTTGATTCTTCGCTTACTCCAGTTGATGGTTCGCTGCTTGTGTGCGCTATGGAGGGTGAATATCGCATAAAGAGATACAGGAAGTATCCGCGCCAGCACCTGGAGGATTTAAGCACCGGGAAGAAAGAGGCGTTACCAGTAGATGACGATGGATGCACGGGCAGTAATGCTGTTTTTGGTGTGATCACTCATGTCATCAATGATGCCCGAAGTGGGGAGTTTGATGATTGTCCGGTTATTTAAGCTGCAAAGGGCTGGTGCTTTATGCCTGTGAGGTTTATAATTGTGTACACATAACGAGTACACGAGGTGTTTATGCAATCCATTAACTTCCGTACCGCGCGCGGCAACCTTTCTGAAGTGCTCAACAATGTTGAAGCCGGGGAAGAGGTTGAAATCACCCGCAGAGGCCGTGAGCCAGCAGTAATTGTCAGCAAGGCTACTTTCGAAGCCTACAAAAAAGCGGCGCTGGATGCTGAATTTGCATCCCTGTTTGACACCCTGGACTCCACCAACAAGGAACTGGTTAACCGATAATGAGGCATATATCACCGGAAGAACTTATTGCGCTTCATGATGCGAATATAAGCCGCTACGGCGGCCTGCCTGGCATGTCAGATCCGGGCAGGGCAGAGGCCATTATCGGGAGAGTTCAGGCCAGAGTTGCCTACGAAGAGATCACCGACCTTTTCGAAGTCTCCGCCACCTACCTGGTGGCTACAGCGAGAGGGCATATATTCAATGATGCCAATAAGCGTACCGCGCTAAACAGCGCGCTGCTATTTCTACGCCGTAACGGGGTGCAGGTATTTGATTCACCTGAACTGGCAGACCTTACTGTAGGCGCTGCGACTGGCGAGATATCTGTATCTTCTGTCGCCGACACGTTACGTAGATTGTATGGTTCTGCGGAGTAGATTAATGGCACGCAAATACAACAAATTGTCCCGTGAAGCGTTAAAGATGCTTCTTGATGGCGTGAGTCGCCGCGAGGTAAAGCAATACCTGGTTGGTAAGCAAATTGGAGCCAGGGCTGCTATTGCTGTGTTATGCCGTCAGGAAATGGTTGTGCTTAAACAGAGAATGCCGGGCAGCAGATAAAGCCCAATCAGTGATGAAAGGTGTGATGTGAAAGCCGTAATTACTCCCTTTGTACAAAAAGAGCTTGGCGTCGCCACATTCAAAGTGGATCAGGAAGTCAGAAAGCTGGTGGAGGCTGGCCGTAAATTTATTATGGAGCCGGTGCCGCGTGAGTTAATCGAGCACATGGAAGACGGCCTCGTTGTTACCGAGCAAACCATGGCAACAAATGAGGCGTTGCAGCCGTTTTTTAACAGCGATGAACTGTTTCGCCGTATTGGTGGAATTGACTCGCTGGTGGCGTGGTTGCGCAGGAAAGAGGGGCAATGCCAGGCCGCAGATCGTAGCTGGTGTGACAACCATATTGTCCACGCAGAACGAGACAATAGCGCGGTGTTGTTGTGCTGGCATCACGATAACCATTACCGGATGCGTGGTTTTAATGAGCTGAAAGAAACGCTGCACAATAATCGCGTTAACTGGATACTGGATGTCGCCCGTCAGGAAATGGGCCTTTCAAATAGCCATGATTTAAGTATTCAGGAGCTGTGCTGGTGGGCTTTCATGCGCAACATGATGCACCTGATGCCGGAAGAAGTCTGCCGCATATCAATAAATAAGATGAAGGCTACTCCGCAGGATAGCGGACCTCTGAAAGAGGCGGATATTCGCCCGTATGACGATCGCGCTACAGCATATGTTCAGATGATGGAAGAACGCGCCGCGCCGATGCGTGCAAAAGTATGCCCTGTGGATGTTGACTCCGACCCAGGTATGGCGCATTTCAAAATACCAAAACTTCAATCGCTAAAATTGCCCGAGTACATGGACTTTGTGGCTTCCCGTCCATGCTGTGGCTGTGGAGCTGCGGGAGCTGGCGCTCACATTACGCCTTATATCGTTCGTCATAGTCGATTATGCGCGCATGACATTTATGCTATTCCTCTGTGCCAGTCATGCCAGCGTGATATTGAGCGTGACCGCGATAATTGGGAGAAGACGCACGGTAGGCTGGCGATGCATCAACGATTGTTCTTTGATTACGCGCTTGGAGTCGGCGCTATCACAAGTCACTCGTCGAGCGTTAGATAAAATTGCTCTAATGTATTGCTATTTCTTTAATCGAGGGTATTATATTCGACGTTGATTAGTTGACATGGGCTAATCAGTAGGTGACAGGATGTTACTTAACTGGCAGGGACGCCACTTCATGGAAATAAATCACTCACGAATAACATCGTACGAGATTGCGGATTACATGATCCGCACTAAATCTCTTCTATCAGCGAAAGAACTCGCAGCAATTCTTGAAAAGGAATACCCGCATCTGGATGTCGATAAGCGCGATGTTTATCTGCGCTTAAAGGCTATCGCTGTGTCTAAGTATTCGTCTGTTTTGATTGATGACAGTACACGCCCACGTAGATTTCAGATCCACTCTCTGAATCCTGAATTCTTTCGCCGCAGCCGCGCTCCGCGCCGGTTTGATGAAAAACTCCAGAACGAACTCTATATGACGCAGGACGAAAAGGAACGCCGGGAGCACCAGCCTTGGGTGATGGCGCGTCAACTTTTCAATAAGGTGGTCCGTCAGCACCGTCATTACGGTAATGCCACATCCGCACGTATCTGATTGATTGCTTGCCCGTTCCGGGCCTTTTGACATGTGACTTTCGTTACCCTCGCGTCAAAAAGAGTTTTATACGAAAGGAAGCATAAGTGACCTGGGACGATCACAAGAAGAATTTTGCTCGCCTGGCGCGAGATGGTGGTTACACCATCGCACAATATGCCGCCGAGTTTAATCTCAACCCAAACACCGCACGTCGTTATCTCCGTGCATTCAAAGAAGACACCGGAACAGCGGACAGCCGTAAGCCAAATAAGCCTGTCAGAAAACCACTAAAAAGCATGATCATTGATCACGCTAATGATCAACGTGCAGGTGATCACATTGTGGCTAAAATGGCTGAAAAACAAAGAGTTAATGCTGTTGTCAGTGCCGCAGTCGAGAACGCGAAGCGCCAGAATAAGCGCATAAATGATCGTTCTGATGATCATGACGTGATCACCCGCGCCCACCGGACCTTACGTGATCGCCTGGAACGCGACACCCTGGATGATGATGGTGAACGCTTTGAATTCGAAGCTGGCGATTACCTGATAGATAACGTTGAAGCGCGGAAGGCCGCGCGCGCTATGTTGCGTCGGTCCGGGGCCGATGTTCTGGAAACCACTCTTCTGGAAAAGTCTCTTTCTCATCTCCTTATGCTGGAGAACGCCAGGGATACGTGTATTCGTCTGGTGCAGGAAATGCGCGATCAGCAAAAAGACGATGATGAAGGGACTCCGCCTGAATATCGTATCGCGAGCATGCTAAACAGCTGTTCCGCGCAGATAAGCAGCCTGATCAACACCATTTACAGCATCCGGAATAACTATCGAAAAGAAAGCCGGGAGGCGGAAAAGCACGCTTTATCTATGGGGCAAGCTGGCATTGTTAAGCTGGCATACGAACGAAAGCGTGAAAATAACTGGTCAGTGCTGGAAGCAGCTGAATTCATCGAGGCGCATGGCGGAAAAGTGCCGCCCCTGATGCTGGAGCAAATCAAAGCCGATCTGCGTGCTCCTAAGACCAATACCGATGATGAGGAAAGGCAAACAGCCGTCGGTGGCCCTTCTCTTGAAGATCTGGACAAAGTTGCGCGAGAACGGGCCGCCAACCGCCGCGCCGATGCCGCATTGTGGATTGAGCAGCGTAGGGAAGAAATCGCCGATATCGTTGATACAGGCGGTTATGGAGATGTTGATACTGAAGGTGTATCAAACGACCCATGGCTGGAACAAGACCTGGACGAAGACGAGGAGGAAGATGAAGAAGTTACCCGCAAGCTATACGGGGATGATGATTAATGGCCAGAAGTTGCGTAACGGATCCACGTTGGCGCGAGCTGGTGGCGCTATATCGTTATGACTGGATTGCTGCCGCTGATGTTTTGTTCGGCAAAACACCTACCTGGCAGCAGGATCTGATTATTGAGTCTGTGCAGGAACAGGGTAGCAAGACATCTGTTTCGTCTGGTCACGGTACCGGGAAATCAGACATGACTTCTATCATGATCATGTTGTTCATAATCATGTATCCCGGTGCCCGCGCCATTATCGTTGCGAACAAAATTCAGCAGGTAATGACCGGTATATTCAAGTACATCAAGATAAACTGGGCTACTGCCACCAGCCGTTTTCCATGGCTTGCTGATTATTTTGTTCTGACAGAAACCGCTTTCTATGAGGTTACTGGTAAAGGTGTATGGACTGTAGTACCGAAGGGCTTTCGTCTGGGAAGTGAAGAAGCTCTCGCCGGTGAACACGCAGATCATCTTCTGTATATTATCGATGAAGCCTCCGGTGTCAGTGATAGAGCTTTCGGTATCATCACCGGTGCTCTTACCGGACAGGATAACCGCATCTTATTACTGTCACAGCCTACACGCCCAAGCGGCTATTTCTACGATACTCACCATAAACTGGCCAAGCGTCCTGGTAACCCTGATGGCGTTTATACGGCGATCACGCTTAACAGTGAGGAATCACCGCTGGTAACTCCAGCATTTATCAAAATGAAGCTGGCGGAGTACGGCGGGCGTGATAACCCTATGTACATGATTAAGGTACGCGGACTATTCCCTAAATCACAGGATGGCTTCCTTCTTGGACGTGATGAGGTTGAACGTGCGACGCGGCGGAAAGTCAAGATTGCCAAAGGATGGGGCTGGCTTGCATGTGTGGACGTTGCTGGTGGTACGGGACGGGATAAGTCCGTTATCAATATCATGATGGTGTCCGGCCAGAGAAATAAACGCCGTGTAATCAACTATCGAATGCTGGAATACACAGACGTTACAGAAACGCAGCTTGCCGCCAAAATTTTCGCAGAATGTAATCCTGAGCGATTCCCAAATATCACCATAGCGATAGACGGCGATGGGCTGGGTAAAGCAACGGCGGATCTGATGTACGAGTATTATGGTATTACCGTACAGCGTATACGCTGGGGTAAAAAGATGCATAGCCGTGAAGATAAGAGCCTGTACTTTGATAAACGTGCTTATGCCAACGTTCAAGCCGCAGAGGCCGTAAAATCTGGTCGTATGAGACTGGATAAGGGTAATGAAACTATTGAGGAAGCGTCGAAAATCCCTGTAGGGATTAACTCCGCAGGTCAATGGAAGGTGATGAGTAAGGAGGATATGAAGAAAAAACTCAACCTGCACTCACCAGACCATTGGGATACATATTGTTTCGCTATGCTGGCGGATTATGTTCCCCAGGATGAAGTGCTTAGCGTCGAAGACGAAGCGCAGGTTGATGAAGCTCTGGCATGGCTTAATGAATAACTCATTGACCATGCCGGATGGAAACTATTGCGCGCTTTCGGGGTTGTCGTTTACTGGCTGCCCTTTCTTAGTTTTACGGCTGCGCGTAACTGATGCGGCTGATTTGACCTTTTTCTCTTCGCGAGTGATGGCAATTTGTTTTTTTACATTTTCAATATCTGCCAGGCGATATATTTTTGCCTGCGGCCAGCGGTCGCAGATGATCGGTTCTATAGAGTCATAAAGGCTAAATTTTGCTTTCTCGAATTCACCGTTGATGATGATTCCATCACGGAGAGTTTCATCGCAGATAAACACACCACACAGCGGCACATGGTAACTAACTGATTTACCATCATTGTAGTTAGGGCTACTGGAAATGTAATGGACGCGCAGCATTGTTTCGCTAAAGCCGTGTACACGCATACGGAATTTTTCATCCTCCGGGTACTGCTTCATTAGCTCTTTTGTTGCTTCCAGGTTCTCTATGTATTTCGCACTGTGCTCATTGATCCCCGCGCTTTTCTGGATGCGAATGTCCTTATCAATCAGATGAATAATGCGGCCAGCGGTCATGTTGACGCTGTTCACAGCTTCTGTCTGATAAGTTGTAACCTTACGCACACCGCGAAGGATGTTAGGCACTGGATATAAAATAGTCTTTGGGATATTGAGGTCTGGGTACTGTTCCAGTTCCCGCGCCATTAAAGTCCATTTATCAATTTCAGCCTGAATGCTGTCCGTTTCTTTGAACGGCAGAACGACAACCGGGCGAACAGGACGACCGTCGCTGGCGGCATCAACGTGTTGGGCGCGTGCAACAGCTTTTTTTAGAAAGAGATCCCTGAAGCTGACGAACTCCTGGTACAGTTGTTCGCCGTAGACATAATTTATCATTGATCCTCCTCCAGAATTGACATGGCCAACAACTCACAGCGGATTACACTGGGAGTTGTTGGCCACCATTATAGAAGGATCCAACGAAAATAATAGATTTATTAGTGCATTTATTGTGAGTCTGGCTGGTTAGTGGCCATGAGATATTCGATTGTGTCAGTGAGATCATCCAGGTCGTCTTGGGTGATGCGGTACTCCTGATTGGATATCTTTGAGTAGTGTTCAGCAATGGCGCGGGCAGCGTCGGTTTCGGCGGGGTCTACAGATAAAGCGTTAGAGCAATGTCTAACGTCGTCGATGGTTGGTGGAATGAAAGCCATAATTATGCCTCACTGTATTGACAACACAGAGCCTGAAGCTCTGACCTACTGTTTCACCCATGATCCATGCTGGGGTAATCTAACAACATTGCGCTGTGTGTAAGATGAGCAATGCATAGCTGTAATGCCGTTGTATAAGGTTTCCCTGTTTGCTCATTTCCTTCTGAGCCGCTCTACAACGCTGAAGACACATTAAATAGTGAATCCAAAGTCGTATTACGAAACGGCGGCAAAACTATAATTTATTAGAGCAATTGTCAAACAACTATGAAAAACAATCCAGTTTTTGGCTGGTGGAGTGGGATTTTTCTCTCAAAATTTATTGCTCTAATAATTCTTGATTTTTATGCGCAGCTGGACGTAAACTCCTCTTCAGACC